AATAGTAAACCATTGCCCAATGTACTAACATAGGTTTAATGTAAGTAACTAAAAGACTTCTATAATCTTCAAATTCCTCATTATTTATTTCATCGCTTAAAATTAAATCTTGTAACTTTTTGTATAATTGACTTCCTAAATAATTTTGTATTGTAATGTCTTGACTGATTTTTATGTATTCAATAAAATCGTCAGCATCAAGATTGCCATTTGCAATTGTAAATTTCTTTACATCTTCGGTTGATATAAGTAATGCGTACATAATTTAATTAGTTTTTAAATCCTCGTTTATTCCAATACTCCTCTGTATAACCTTTATACGGCATATCTTTTGGTTTCATAGCTACCTCTTTTGGATTTCTTAAACGATAACCATATTTTTCGGCTTTTGCAATAGATAAAGGTTTTGCATTTGGATTTGTAGGGTCTATTTTAGTATCAAAACTTGCATAAGTTCTACGAAGCCATTTATGGGAACATCTCGCACCGCCTTTGTACAACCATATAGAATAAGTATCTGCACCACCTTTACCAAAACCAGCGTTAACCACTACGTCATCCATAGCCAAAATATCCTCTTTTCTATATACTTTATCTGCACTTAACATTTTATTACAAAAATCCCTTTCGCCTATTGTATCGCCACTATAAACATAACGAGTTATAAACTGAACACCATCAATATTTTCATCTTGTTCAGATTTTGTTCTTGGTCTTGCAGTACCTGTACTAACTAAATTTATCATTTTAGATAATAAACTTAATTCTTTTTTATTTTTATTATTTAAAGTTTCAATTTCTAAATCCAATTCATTTTCAGAATCATAATCAACTTCCGTTTCATCTATTAGATGCCAATCTTCGCTTAAAACTTCGCCTTTGTCAATTAAAGCATCTGCTAAACTTGGACAAGTATGAGCCGATAATTGCGTTCCCGTTTCTTCTGCTACTTGTTCCGAAGTTTGTGCATTTTCTAAATCGGTAAACTCTAAAGGTTGTATCGTTTTAAAGTATAATTTCAATTTGATATTATTAACCGCTAAAATAGTATCTAACGCTTCAATGATTTCAATCTGATAAGGTTTAATTACTAAATTATCATATAACAAAGTTGCAGTTTTAATTTCGTCTGCATTGTTAGAAAATCCACCACCTGAATCACGAACTCCTAAAAGCATTGGACTTGTTACTCTATGCCCTACAACTAATTTTTCAAAACATTCTTTTGCTAAATACTCATAGTGTTGCGGTGCATCGTTTAATGGTATATCAGTTACTTCCGTTGCATTTTCTTTACTACTATTAAAAGATACAATTACTTTTTGACCTTTAGCACCTGTTAATTTACGTTTTACATCAGCTGAAATTTCTTCTCTTTTTTCTTCAGGTGGTATATTGTTATTAAAGTTTACAACTTTAGTACCACTAAAACCATTCATTACATCGTTAATCAAATAATCAGAAATTTCTTCTTCTAACTTTGCATAAGGTAACGCACCCGAATAATCAATCGGTGTATAATAATGGTAACCGCTTACATAAGGTCTTACAACATAAAGTTCAACTTCTTTTTTATTTCCAAAACCAAATGCAGGTATTCTTTTTAATTCATCACTCGGTTTTTTATTCGCCCAATCAGGATGATAATACCATGCTTCTATTTCGCCTTTATCGTTGCATTTTTCAGCACGTAAAGTATGCATTGGAAAATGCTCTATAAATTTTACTTCGCCCTTTTCATAAACAACCTGCATAGCAGCCATTCCTAAAAGTTTACGTTCTAAAGCCACTTTCTTTAATGCGTTTGGCTTTATAATAGAAATCATTTTAGCGTACTCGTCAGGTTTTTTATTAGCGTCTAATGCTGATATACCTTTTCCGTAAATCATATTACTACAACCTGTAATAATAGCGTTATTTGTGGTGCTATATAAATACCTATCAATTAAAAATTGAAAGTAGTTATTGTCTGCTCCATATTCCACAAAATCACCTTTTTTACTTTCGTTAATTTGTGGACTTGTATAAGCACTTAAATTTAATACATACATAATTATTCAAATATTTTATATTCGTTTGTTGTCACGTGTTCAGCGTAAGCATCTTTGTTTATACTATACGTTTGTAAATTTTGATTAGTACAAAATATTTTATCTCTATAAACTATATTATCGCCCATTGTTGAATCTTTAATTGTTAGAGTATAATATTTACTTTCTTTAATTGGAAAAATAACAGAAGTAGTAACAAAATATTTATCAATTGAAAAAACTGCTTCAATTTCAGTTTCAATATTTGTTTCTTCATCACGCAAAACAATAGTATCCGCATCGCTACCATAGATAATAGCGTTTAATGTTTGTGCGGTTTCTTGCTCTTTTAAAATAATCATATTACTTATTTATTATAAAAACAAGAATTTAACATTTCTGTTAAGATAAAAAAAAAGCGTACCAATTAAGATACGCTTTTTAAATTCAAAACTATGAAAAATTAAGAACCTGAAACCACTGTGAATCCTGCAGCCGTTAAAGTGTCACCGATAAAGTTAGCAGGTGCTTGTTCTTGTCCTGTAAGCGTTAATGTATAACCGCTTAAGTCACCCATTGCTGCCCCCGTAACAATTGTACCACCCGTAACCTCGCATCCGTGTTTTAAACCTGCGTAGAAGAAATTTCCGTTGTTATCTTCTACGATAACCTGACTTCTTCCGAACGCCATTAACTTCAATTCTTTATGGTCTTTAACAGTTAATTTCTTAAAAGTTAATTCCAAAACTTGTTCGTAAAATGTAGTTCCGTTTTCACGTGAACTATTAATATTTTGAGTAAAGGTACTTGTACCTTTTAACTCATATTTGTAAGCAGTTGGAGTACCTGCTACCGCATCGATAACATCCGTATTTGTAGCGTCGTAAGTGTATCCTGTTGCATCGCCATAATTAACGAAGTAAACGTTTTTTAAACCACCTACTGAATCCTTACAAACTTCTAATCTTCCTAATGATAAATCACAAGCCATATTATTTATGTTTTATAAAAAAAGGGAAGGCATTTTACCTCCCCTTCTTAAAGTTAATATTTAATTAATTACGCTGGAGTATATAATACGATTTCAGAACCGATACCATATTGAACCGCTGCAGTAAATCTCATTACAATTCTAACATTTTGAGAACCATCGATTTCTGACATATCAATTACTTTAACTTCGTTTTGGTCTGATAATAAACCTGTACCAAAGTATAAGTTTGATTTTTGAGCAGCCATCATATAGTTAGAAGCCAATCCGTTTGCAACAAAGATTTTAACACCATCAAAAGACAATGAACCATTGTTAAACCATTGTGTACCCATTGCGTTAGTTCCGTTTGCTCCTAAACCTGAAGCTCCAAAACCGCCCAAAGCCCTTACGTATGCACGTGCCACCGAGTTAGAGACATATATATACAGGTCTTCTTTTCCGTAAAGTGCAGCAGGAATAGCGTCAACTACTTTTCCTAATTCTGTGATAACATTTGCAGCAGTAATTGTAGTACCTACTACATCGATTACAGTTGAATCAGCAGTAGCTAAAGGAACAAATCCGTTAAATTCACCTGCGTTTGCATCTACTCCTCTCCAAATGTTAGTCTCGTTTTTCTCTGCAACTTTCGCTGCAACGTGTCCGATTAAGAAATCAGCAAATGATTTTGGTAAAGTGTCAAAAGCTGACATCCCCATTTCAATGCTTTGCCATGTATTTCTGAAATCTTTTTTACACAATTCCAAATTTACCTGATATTCCTGCGGGGTAATTACTCTTTCTGTAATTGTTACAGTTGAAGTAGGGTCAAAAGCACAAGTAGCATCTTTTACAATTGCATCTGTAGCAATTCTATTGATAACTGATTTATACTTTACGTTTGGCATTACTTCGATTCCACCATTTTCAATAGTAGTAGCCGATAATAATGCTGCAGATATGTATTTCTTTGAAAACTCACCTGCATAGGTTGTTGTGATACTTGTTGTAGTAGCCATTTTTTTTATTTAATTAATTTGCGATTTTACTCATTACTCTGTCGAAAGTTGTCATTTCTCTACCTTGTGAGAAAAGGATTTTTTCAACGTTTTGTTTAGCATCAGGATTGTGTGTTAATGGTTCAGCTGATAATTCAACTACTTCTTTAACTTCTGTTTGTTTTGCTAATTCTGTTTTTAAAGATTCAATTTCAGCTTTTAAATCTTCAATTTCTTTTGAAAAATGTGATTCTCTTACTGTTGATTCAATTACCTTTTTAGGTGCAGTAGGTTCAGCAGCTTGTTCAACTTCTACTTCTACTTCAGGAGTTTCCTCTTGTGTAGGTGTAGCTTCTTTGATTTCAGCAATTTCACCCTCAACTGCAACAACTAAAATCATTCCGTTATCAAGAATATACTCACCTATTGGAAGTGCTACTCTATCTTCACCATTAACTATAAACACAGGTTGACCTGCTTCGAAGATTTCCGCTTCGATAACAGTACCATTATCTAAAGTCATTTGCTCTAATTGGATTTGCATCCCTAAAAGCTTTTTGATTTCTGTTAGTACGTTTGACATATTAATAATATTTATTTAAAAACAAGGTTTGTTTAATGTTGTTGTATTTTGTTAAACTAAACTTTTAATAGTAGAAGCACTTTTAAATAATTTTGCAGACAATTTAACATCGTCATTTACTACTTTGTTTAACCCTTGTAAATTTGCAGGAATTTCTAAACCTAATGCTTTCACATCATTCATAAAAACTTCATAATTTTTTAAAAATTCTCCTGATTTTACTGATAAAGATTTAGCTGCTGATTCAATAGAAGTAGCTGCTTCTGTTGCTTTTCTTAAAGAAGCAGTAGATTCATTTCTTGCAGTTTGCACTAAATCGTATGATTTTTTAATTTCATCTACGCTAATACGTGCTAATTCAATTTTGTGACTTGATAATTCTGTATTAGCAAATAATTTTCCAAATACGTTTTTTTCTTGTGGTGTCATTTTTAATTTATTTAATTGTTTATCCGTTAATTCTTGTTATTACTCTTGTTCCGTTGTTTTCTGTAATGGTTACGTTATCAACACCGCTTGTTTTACCAATGCCTTGATTTTGTAAATCACCATTACAACATTCTTGTTTATAAGTGTTGTCATCACATAGACAACCACGCTTACCGCCCGTTGGACTCGTTTTACTTTTTGTTTTCGTACTCATTTATTAAAGATTTAATTTGTTCAACAATACTTTCGTTTTTACTTAACTGCTTTTTTTCTTCTAACTTATCAGCAAAATAACCCTCTAATGAAAAACCTTTTACTTTACCCGTTTTAACATAGTCATTCCATATTGTTTCATCTTCAACTTTTACAGAAGCCATCCAAGTACCAACAGGAACACTTAAATTGTAAATTGCTGACTTATCTTTTGTGTTATCTTCAACAATCCAACTTTCAACAACTGTCAATCCTTTTATTTCTTTTCCGTGTTCTAAAGTCCAATTGTTCTGATTACCATTTTTAAAGAATAATTGACTCGCTTTGTTAACTGTATCTTTTGAAAAGTATATGTAGTACTCATCTTCACCATTACGTCTGTAAATAGGCTTTTCAGGAATTAAAACTGCACCCATTAAGATACGTTTTTCATTACTAACTTCTGCAAGTTTAATTTCTTCTGACTTTAATGCTACGAAATTAGATTCAATTGCAGGAGTTTCTACTACTGAAATAGCATCTACTCCGCTTAACTCATCTTTATCGTCTATAATTAATTCGATTAAATTCATTTTTTTTCTTTATTTAAAAACAACAATTAATATTTTTTGTTATATTTGTGCTTTGAGTTTTTTCATAGTTTAAGTTTTTTAGTTATTAATCATTAAAGCCACCCTTAACGAGTGGCTTTTTTGTTTTAAGGCTATAACCTTAACCTAAACTTGCGTTTTGAACTATATTTCTGTCTAAACTTTGAGCAGTTGTTACATTGTTAGCAACTACATACGCCTGAACAGGTTGCTGATTTCCTAACGTTTGAGCAATTTGATTTACTCCACTATTACCTACAACGTTGAAACTCGGTGCGGGTGCACCGCCACCTGTTGGAGCAGAACCACCGCCACCGCTTGAACTACCACCCGAAGATGAACCACCACTTGATAATAATTTTTTAGCTCTTGCTATGTTAGAAGCGACTGATAAAGCAGTAGATGCGTATGAAATTATCCTTGCAGCAGTACCAATTCCAGGAACAGTTGGAAATGCTAATTGAGCAGCCACACCTTCAGCATTTGCTAAAGTAGATGCTTTTGAAATAGCAACCGCACTATCAATACCAATTTGAGTTAAAGCAATAGCTTTTGATAAACCTTGACCCGCTTTTGTTTTTGCTAAACCTGTTTCTTCTAATCCCGATATAATATTTGTTAAGTTTTCTTTTGAACTTGCAATAGCATCGTCTTTTGCTTTTTGAAATGCTATTTCTTTAGCAGCATCATCTTCTCTTTTTTTCTTTGCTTCTTCATCTCTTGCAATTGCCTTTTCTGCTTCTGTATTCCAATAATCCTCTTCTTCTTGCTTTTTTTTATCTGCTTTTTCTTTATCTTCTAAATCAAATTTAGCTTGTAACTCATTCTCTTTTGTTCTTTGTGCTTCTTTTAAAGATAAAACTTTTGCAGAATTTTCACCATAATATTTTTCCGCTTCTGCAATTAAATCAGTATATTGTTTTTGAACTTGCAATAATTCTTCTGCTCTTCGTTCCGCTTCTGTATCAATTTCGCCTTGTCTAATTCTTTCAAGTGCATCCGCTTTTTGTTTTGCTAATTCAATAGCTTTATCGTTAGCTTCTTTTTGTTTTGCTTGTGCATCTTTAGCTGCTTGTGCGTCAATATTATTTAAAGATAATTGCAAACCTGCTCTATCATTTTTTAATTTTTCTAAACCTTTTTTAGCTTCATCTTGTACCTCTTTAGCTTTTTTCTTTTCGTTTTCAGGGTCAAAAATTAAACTTGTACCCTTATCAATTAAATCAGTGAAACCTTGTGCTAAACCAAAATCTTGCCCTAATGCTTTACCTACTGCATCAACTCCCTCTAATAATAATGTTAAAGGAGTTTGAATAAATCTAATAATACCCGTAAGAATATCTTTGTTTCTTTGCGACGCTGTTATTTGTGCTTTTGCGGTTATTTCGTTTTGAACAATTTGATTTTCAGTTGCTTTTATTACTTGGTCTGTTTGAGCAATCTTTAATTTTAAAATATCCTTTTCAGATTTACCTTGTAATTTTAAAATATTTTCTTGCCCACCTATTGCATCAAGTTTGCCTTGTTCAGCAGTTAAATTTGTAGCAGCTAATTCGTTTAATTCTTCTTGTTCACTACTTACACCACTTACTGCTCCTTTTATATCATCCCAATAAGCTACAACTGCCCCTAAAGCTAAAACTAAAAGACCTATTCCCGTAGCAGCGATTCCTGTTCTAATTCCTGCAAGTGCTACTTTAGCAGAAACACCTAATGCTCTAAAAGCTACC